CCGCGATCCGGCGCTCAAGATCGAAGATCGCCGCCGCAAGCTCGGCGTCCGAGCCATAGGTGATCTGCTTCCCGTCATAGTTCATCGACCGGACGCCGCTGAAGCGCATGCCCAGCAGCGCCGCCAGCAGCGCCTGCATTTCCGCCAGAGTCATTATCTCTACCTCATGTATGTCGGGCGCACCGCGCCAGTGCGTCGACGGCGCGGTGTTTGCACCGCTCCTGCGGTTGGGGCGGTCTGTTGCACCGCCTCGGGCGCGGCGATCACCTTGGTTTCGACACCCGCCTGGCCTTCCAGCGACCGCCACGTCGCCTCGTCCCAGCGGTCGGCGCCGAGGATCCACGCCGCAGCGCGGGCATAGACGCGGGCGTCCAGCGCCTCGTTGCGCTCGCGCATCTTCTGCCATTCCTGATGGCCGAAGCCGCGCTTGTTGCGCACGGTGACCAGCTGCTCTGCCACCAGCTGCTTCAGCCATTCGGTGTCGGCCCAGATGGGCAGGTGGATCGTGCCTGCCGGATTGCAGACGCCGACCGCACGATCCTCGTCCGAGGGGCGTTCCAGCCGCAGGAAGCGGTAGGTTTCCGCCTTGAATGTCGAAACCGCGATGGTCCAGAGCCGGGCACCGCGCCGCAGCCGCTTGCCGCCGATGGTGGCATCGACGTAGGTCGGCCCGGATACCGGCGATGGCCGGTTGAAGGTTTCCAACCCCTTGATCGGCGTCGCCTGCCCGTAGCCGACTGCGCGCGACCAGGCATAAACCGCTGGAGCCTCGTAGCCGGTGTCGATGGCGAGCTTGGAGATCTGCATCACCGCGCCGCTTTCGTGCGTCCATGTCCGCCCCAGCAGGGCAGTCAGCTTGTCCCAGCACGCCGGATCCTCTGGGCCGCCCGGAATGACGATGTGCTCGACCAGCCAGCTTTCCAGCCCCCGACCCCAGGCCCAGACGTCGATCTCGATCCGGTCTTTTTGCACGTCCGCCCCGGCGGTCAGGAACAGCCCCAGGTGCGGCACGGTCGCGGCATAAACCTCGCGGCGATCCGCCAGCCGTTGCCACTCCGGCGCGTCGCCCGACTCCACCCATGTCTCGCCAAGCAGCGTGTTGCGCGCGACGCGCTGCATCTCTTCCGAGCCTTGCGCCGCCAGCCATTCCTGCGCGATCTGTGCCCAGCTTTTCCAGCCCTGCGGCGAATAGAGCGCCGAGATATGGAACCCGATCGAATGCGGATCGGCGGAGACTGCCGTCGCTTGCCATTCGCCGCGCTCCAGCATCTCCGTCTTGTGATGCTCGGCGATCGGCTTTTCACAGCCCTCGCAATGATATGCCGCCGTCTCCGGCTTGTCCTTTTCCCAGCGCAGGCGCTCGAACTGCAGCCACTGCATGTGGCCACAGTGCGGGCAGGGCACGAAGTAGCGCCGCTGATCACTGGCCTCGTATTCGCGCTCGATCCGGCTCAGGCCCCGGATCGTCGGGGTCGAGACCATGAACACCTTGCGCCGGTGCGAGAAGGTGGTGGTGCGCGCTTCGGCCAGCGTGACCGGATCGCCTTCCTCGTCGGCCGATGGCGGATATGCGTCCACCTCGTCGAGGAACAAGTAGCGCACGGGCATCGATCGCAGGCCCGTCGCCGAGTTCGCCCCGGTCAGCACCAGGATGCCGCCGGGGAATTCCTTCGACAGCATCGAATTGCCCGCGTCGCGGGACCGGGCCGGATTGACCCGTTCGCGCAGAGCCGGGCTGTCCGCGATCAGCGGGTCCAGACGCCCGCGCGACGTGCGTTTTGCCATCTCGACCGTCGGCAGCACCGCCAGCATCGGCCCCGGCGCGTGGTGGATCACAAAGCCGATCCAGTTATTGCCCGCCTCGGTCGCCCCGACCTGCGCCGCCTTCATGAAGCTGATGCGCTGCGCCGGATGGCTGGGCGACAGCGCGTCCATGATCGCGCGCAGATAGGGCGTGCGGGCGGTGCGATAGCGCCCCGGTTCGGCGCTGGCGCGCGATGACAGCCAGCGGTGCTGATCGGCCCATTCCGACACCGTCAGGTCCGGATCTGGCACCACCCCACGTCGCCAGATGCGCAGCACGTCCTCGGCCCCGTCAAACCCGAGGTCGAGGTCAGCAGTCAGGTCGTTTGCGTCACCCGAGGGAGACTCGGAGTTCACCAAGGGCAACGAGCTGTTCTCTGACATGGGTTTCCAGCACCCTCTGCAGGATCGCGGCCTCGATCATCACCGGTTTACCTGATTGCTTTTCCACCTCCGCCGCCACTTTTGCGGCCATCAGCGCCGCCACTCTGCTGGGCCAGGTCACCCAAGTGTCGCGTTCCTGCCGCGCCAGGCGAAACACCAGCGCCTCGGCCCGCGCCCGGTCGATCAGCAGGCCCTTCTTCTTCTGGATCGCCAGCTGACGTTCCTGCGCCTGGTAGACGGTCAGCGCGGTGCGGGCTTTGAGATAGGACGAGCTGTCAGCCGGGCCGCTGAACCCGCTGTCGCCGCCCGTGCTGCGCCGCTGCTGGTCCGGATCCGTCATGGTGCCGCGGCGCGCATCCGATGCCGCCGCATTGATCGACCCGTCGCCGTAAACCACCAGCCGCTTGGACTCCTTGGCCTTCTGGATCGCCCCGCGCGACATGCCGGCATGAGCCGCATACTCGCGCTCGCTCATTCCTTTCATGGCGCTGCCCTCGTCGCTTATAGCAATGATATTGCTGCGATTTCTCTACACTACAAGCGCCACAAGAGCGATGCTGATTACAGGAAAAGCAGCAACGCAGCAAAGGAAACCAAGCCATGAACGCCGCAGATCGCAAACTGATCCGGAACTTCGATGAACGCATCGCCAGCATGATGCCGATCGAACATCTCGAAGAGATGATCCAGCGCTTTGCCGGCACCCGCCAGAATTGGGCGGCGGTGCTGGCTCGCAAGACCCTGAACAGCAGCAACTGAACCAAGGAGACCAAACCATGACATTCCTTGAAGCCCTGCAAAACGAAGAAACGCGCCGAATGATCGACGCGATCGAGGACATTCGCTGCTCGCTCGACGGCTGCGAAGACGACGAAATCCTGCAGGACTGCTTGGCGGAAGCATGCTTCGCGCTGCACGCCGCCACCGGAATCGACCTCAGCTAAACCAAGGAGACGCCACCATGAACACTCGCAAGAACCGGATCGACCAGATGAACAGCCACGATTATGCGCTCGACGCATTTATGGCCGCAAAGCACGAGATCGACACCATGCTCGCGCGGATCCAGACGCTTAGCGACGACCACTTCGAGACCAACCCCGACGAGATTCACTGGGGGCACGTTGGCACCGTGAGCCACTACGCCAGCCTCCTGCGCCAGATCACCGACAGCGCATTCAAGGAAGGCGAATTCGCGGAGTGATCCTTTCGGGCGCTGCGCCAGCCCCGCCATCGCGGGGCTTGGCTCAGTAGAAGGGCCCGCATCCCGCGCACCCGGAGCAAAGGAACACACCAATGTCCGCCTACCAGACGCTGCTGCACCAACTGGCACCCGATCTGAACCCTGCCGGGGTCGAAGCATCGATGCGCACGCAATACTTTTCCCTGAACCAACTGGATATCGCGACCTTCGCGGCGGAGACCAAAATCGCCGCCCACTGCGAGCAACTCTGCCCGGGCATCCTGCGCCACATCGCGGCTCACATGGGTTTTGCGGATGACTTCGCGAAATGGGAGGCCATGAGCCATGTCGCTTGATCCCGCCCAGCGCCATCAGATCGAACAGGACGAGATCACCGCCGCATGGGAGGCCGAGCGTCTGGCCGCCCTCGACGCTGCCATCGCCCTGCTGCGCGAGATCGCCGACCTCGAAACCGACGACGACGGCGACGTGATGATTGGAGCCGACGAGGACGGTCGCAACAATCTCTTGCAGCGCATTGATGAATTTCTTGCCGATCACGACCAGTAGGAGGACAGACCATGAAGATCACCCGCGAGTTTTGCCCCGCCGATCGCTACATCTACGACTTCGGCTCATGCAGTACAAAGACCGGCTGGGCGCAGGTCGACACGGAGCAGGATGCGTCCTATTTCGGCACTTGGGCCAACCCGGCCAAGCTGATGGTTTTCAACTATTGCGAGGGCGACACCACGCTTTTCGCCGCGGAAAGCGCCGCAGAGTTTGCTGACCACCTGCGCGGCATCGCGGCTTTCGAAGTCAAGCAGGGCCGCGCGACCGCCAAGATAGACCCCGGCTTCAACGGGCCGCTGGCCGAGGCTTTCAAGGCTCTCGGCTTGGCGGACATGCTGCACTGACGCCGCATCGATGCGATGGCAACATGACTACCGCTTATAGCAATGATATTGCTGCGATTTTCCTACACTACAAGCGCCCGCAGAGCGATGGTGATTACACGAAGCGACGCACACCGCGACGCACCAGACACGGAGACAAAGCCATGACCACCATCGACATTATCCTGCGGATCAACGACGCCATCCGCAACAACGACCAGCTTGATCTGCGCCGCTTGGCTGACCAGATCGACATGCAACTGATCGAAGACAAGCTTTGCGACGCTTGGCTGGCGCTGATCGAGACCGCATCGGACTCCATCGACGGCGCATTCCGCTGATCATCACGGCCCCGGCGAACAGCCGGGGCTTCATCACCAAGGAGCAAAGATCATGACCATAACCCCAGCACTCACGAACATGCCGGAGGCGGTCTACCGCTGCGACAAGCTTTCGCGCGCCGCGCCGAGCCCGACCAACGAGATATTGATCTCCGGCCACATGACGGCAATGGAAGCTATGAACGAGGCCAACCGCCTGCAGCGCGCGGACCCAGCACACAGCTATGTGGTGGGCTCAGCATGACCGGACCAACTCAAACAGGAGCCACCACCATGACCAAACTTTCCGACACTCAAGCCATGATCCTGCGCGCCGCCGCCCAGCGGCCCGAGCACATCGCACTGCCGCTGCCTGAGAGCCTGCGCGGTGGCGCGGCCGCCAAAGTGGTCGACGCGATGATCGCCAAGGGCTTCCTCGAAGAAGTCAAAGCCGACATCCGCAAAGGCGATTTGCTGCTCTGGCGCGACAAAGGTGATGGCTACAGCACCAAGCTGGTCGCGACCGACGCAGGCTTCGCCGCCATCGGCATCACCTTCGAGGATGCACACACAGAGCGCACGGTGGCGCAGGAGGCGGCAACCGAAGAAACCGCGCGGGATACCGCCACCGCCACAGAACCTGCGCCCACGGCGCACACACAGCGCGAGGGGACGAAGCAGGCGGCGCTGATCGCCATGCTGCGCGCGCCGGAAGGTGCAACGCTGGCGGAGATCGTCGCAGCCACCGGATGGCTGAAGCACACCGCGAGGGCTTTCATGTCTGGCGCGCTGAAAAAGCGCCTTGGTCTGATCGTCACCTCCGAGACGGAAGACCAGCGCGGGCGCGTTTACCGGGTCGTGGATGCTGGTCCGGAGCACGCCGCATGAGCATGCACACCGATCGCGCCCGCGCGCTGGCAGCGCAGCGCGGTGGCTTCGCGGGCCGCGACTGCGCGGAGCCCTTGTGGGCCATGAGAAAGCGCGAGCTGGTCGAGATCGCCATGAGGCTCGGCGCGATGAATGCTGGCGATCCGGACGATCCGGAAGCGGGCTTGCGCGCCGCCATGCACGAGCATCACTGCCTGCTGCTCAGCGGCATTTTCTGATCCCCCGAAATAGCCCCCGAAATAGCCCCCGAAATTATAATTTCGGGGGGTCTGGTCCCGCTCATGATCTCACCCGCAGACGGTGCCAGACCTGCAGCGCGGCCGTGACCGTGACGGAGTGAACCTGCGCCGCCTCGGCCAGCGCCGCCCATCGGCCGCGTCCGCGCCAGACATCTGCCTCCAGCGGCGACAGCCCAGCGGGCATCGGATGGTCGGTCGGCCCGGGCGTGGCGCAAGCAGCTGCACCATCGCTCGCCCGACAAACCCGTTTTCTTTGAGTCCGCGGACGTTTCGGAAAATCGAGCGCCTTTGCGGCTTTCCACACCGCTGGTCCGGAGACTCCGAACCGCTCGCCGATCTGGGCCAACGACAAGTCCTCAGCCCAGAGGCGGCGCAAGACATCGCGATCAATTTTATGCGCCATTGTCACCCCCGAAAAAGCCCCCGACGCCAACCAGCGCCGGGGGCAGGTCCAACAGGGAGGATGCGCCGAGGGAACGCCGCCTCGGCCCGGCAGCGGCAGCGGGCCGGAATGACCCCGCTGATCGGGTGCCGCTTGAATATGACCGCCGCTGCCGCGCCATATTCAAGCGGAGTGGATTGCGCGCACCCGCACAGCCTCGAAGAAGCGCCGCAGCGCGTAAGAGCGCAGCACCGAGACCACGGTGAACAGCCCAGCGATCGCCAGGTGCTCACCCATCGACGCGTGAAACCCGAAGATCGGGAAGATCACCGCTTGCGTCAGGATCGCGATACTGAAGCCGACGAAGACGTTGGTGACGGATTCGACCAGAGACATGAAGCGCGACTGGATCATGCCGCAGCCTCCTCAAGTGACGACCGTTCCGCAGCCTTCCCCGTCGCAATCTCCCACCGCCGCACGGCCACGTCGCAGTAGACCGGGTCCAGTTCCATCGCGAAGCACCGTCGCCCAGCGCGTTCGGCGGCGACGATCTGGGTGCCGGAGCCGCAGAACGGCTCATAGATCAGATCGCCGGGATCCGAGAACGCGGTCAGCACAAACTCCACCAGCGCCACAGGAAACACTGCCGGGTGCGATCCGGCCGCGCCCAGCCCGCCCTTGTGACGCATGATGCGGATCACTGAATCTGGGATTTTGAAATCCTGCACTGGGCTGCCAGCAGCGGTGTAGTCTCCAATCGTTCCGTCCGCGCGACGCAGGCCTTTTCCGCCTTTTATTTGCCCACCATAGATTGTCGGGACGGTCTTGTGCGGTTTGCGCGGCGCGCGGTTGAAGTGGAAAATGAACTCGTGCGACGGGGCCAGGCGGCCGTTCCAGTCGCCCGGCAAGCCAGGCCCCTGATCCCACACATACCAGCCAAACCGCCGCCAGCCTTGCGCGCGCATCCACTCGATCCATCCCTCCCAATAAGGCTGCCATTCGCTGTCGCGGTGCACCATTCCGAGGTTGACCAGGACCTGCGCATCGGCCGTGACCGGGGCAGCTGCGAACACGCCCTGCATCAACGCATCCCAATCGCCGACCTTCTCCTTGGCGGCACCGTAGTCGCGCTGCTGCGCATAGGGCGGCGAGGTGAACATCAGCGTCGCCTCCTCACCCCGCATCAGCTTGGTCACCGCAGCCGGATTGGTTGCATCGCCACAGCACAGCCGGTGTTTGCCCAGCGCCCAGATATCGCCGGGGCGGGTGATGGGCTCCGCGGGAGGTTCGGGGATCGCGTCCGCCGCCTCATCGGAAATCTCCGGGCGGTCCTCGGCGACGGCCAGCAGCGCGGCCAGTTCATCATCGGGGATCCCGAGCAGATCGAGGTCAAAACCTTCATCCTGCAGCGCCTGCAGTTCCTGCAGCAGCCGCGCATCGTCCCATCCGGCGTTCTCGCCGATCTTGTTGTCGGCGATCACCAGCGCGCGACGCTGTGCGTCGGTCAGGTGGCCCAGCACGATCGTCGGAACCTCGGTCATGCCCAGACGCTGCGCGGCCATCAGCCGTCCGTGCCCCGCGATGATCACGTCGTCGTCGCCGATCAGGATCGGGTTGACGAAGCCAAACTCTGCCATCGACGCGGCAATCTGCGCGACTTGCTGTTCAGAGTGGGTTCGGGCATTCCGCGCATAGGGCACCAGGCGCGCGGTTGGCATCATCTCGATCTGCATCATGCCGCCAGCCTCTTGGCCTTCAGGTCAGCGAAGGTCTCGCCGGTCTCGGCCAGCACGGCGGTGGCACCGGTGAACTGCTGCCAGCGCTCGATGGCCACGTCGACGTAGACCGGGTTCAACTCGATCCCGAAGCAGACGCGCCCGGTGGTTTGCGCCGCGATCAGGGTGGTGCCGGATCCCATGAACGGCTCAAACACCGCCTGACCGGGGCTGGAATTGTTCAGCATCGGGCGGCGCATGCATTCGACCGGCTTCTGGGTGCCGTGAACAGTTTCCGCGTCCTGGTCCTTGCTGGCGATATGCCAGAGCGTGGTCTGCTTGCGGTCACCCGCCCAGTGACCCTTGCCCTTGGCGCGCACGGCATACCAGCAGGGCTCGTGCTGCCAGTGGTAATCGCCCCGGCTCAGCACCAGCCGGTCCTTGGCCCAGATGATCTGCGACCGCACGGCAAAGCCCACCGCTGCCAGGCTGTCGGCCACCTCGCCCGCATGCAGCGCGCCATGCCAGACATAGGCCACGTCGCCGGGGAACAGCGCCCAGACCTCTCGCCAGTCAGCCCGGTCGTCGTTCAGCACCTTGCCGGTGCGTTTGGTCTTGGCCGCGCCCGCCTGGTTGCGCCAAGAGGGATCATACTCGACGCCATAGGGCGGGTCGGTCACCATCAGCTCAGGCCTCACGTCGCCCAGCAACCGCCCGACCACGTCGGCCGAAGTGCTGTCGCCGCAGATCAGCCGGTGCGACCCGAGCTGCCAGAGATCGCCCGCGATCGACACCGGCGTGACCGGAGGTTCTGGAATGTCGTCCTCGCCCTCGACCGCGCCGCCGCCCTGCTCATCCTGATCGTGCAGCAGGGCTTCGAGATCGTCCTCGGGCATGCCCAGCAATGCCAGGTCGAAATTCTCGGCCAGCAAGCCCGCGATCTCGTCGCGCAGCGCGGCATCGTCCCACGGTCCCTCGGTCAACTTGTTGTCGGCGATCCGATATGCACGGCGCTCGACATCATCCAGGTGGCTGAGCCGGATCACCGG